CTCGTCCAAAACGGCAAAATCAAGATAAATACCTCTTAAACTCGCCGGATTTTCAGATCCCAACAGCTGTATTCGAGCACCATTGGGCAGATCGCAGCGCAATTCCGTTTCGTGAAAGCGCGCCATCGGTATATTTACCGCAAATTGTTTGAGATAATCCCAGGCTACTTGCTTTGCCTGGCGGTATGTCGGCGCAATATAGGCATATCGTGGGTTTGGTTTATCACATAATACAGCCTCACGCAGTAAATGGTTAATCGCCATTACTGTTTTTCCGGCTCTTCGGTGCATTACCACGACTCCCCACCGGTGTTTGTCCAGCTGATTGTGTAGTTCTTGCTGCACCTTTCTCGGCGCGTATGGTATTTTTATGTCCATATTTCTCTAATTCTTGCCTAAATTGCCGCAGCATAAAATCTCTATGATATTGCTTATTCTCCTGGTTCTTGCGGAACCATTCAGCGCAAGGCTGAAGAATTATCTCATTAGCTATTTAGGAAATATACTTTTAATCTGGCGCATAAGCCTTTTCTCTTCCTTGTTCATATTACCTTTTCCAGAGGTAATACTATTTATCGCTCGAATAGCTGCTCTACCTTGTGCCTTACTAAGAGTCATTCCTCTAAACTCCGCTCTTTCACCAGGTGTGCTTCCGGTAACTATTGTAGGTTTTGCCATTATTTTTCCTCCTCAAAATTAATTAACGCTTTTAAATACCACTCAGCCTTTTTTAAATCCTGGACACCATTCTTATCCTTATAGCGCCAGATATACTTGAGCACTTGACCTCGGCAGTAAAACCCGAAACCATCGCCCAAATTCTCTTTTATAAAATCAATGCACTCAATTTTCGCCTGGGTATAATGCCAGGGGTTGTTCACCGGATCATTTTTCATAATTCATCCGGATAAATATAATTCGTAACCGGTCGGCATTGCTTCTTCCGAACTATAGGATCCCTCACTTGATCCAATCTCTCAGCAAAATACAAACAACTTTCTTGCGTTTCAAATCGTAGCTTGTGAACCACAAACTCCTCTTTCTCCACATCGGGCATAAGAATAAGAAACAAATGAAAGGTAATAACAATACTTGGTGTCATTTTTCATCTCTTCCCTCAATCCAGGGTCTACAAAAGGCAGAATAATCTCTTCCGGTGTTCGCTCGGTTAATCTGTTCCATGTTCCAGGAGCAATTCTGATAACTGCCAATCTCTACCTCATCAACAACCTCAGTTCCCTCCATAATCACAAGGATAAAAATGATTGTTTTCATACTCGACCTATAAACCTTGTGCTGTTCGTCTGCGAATATTTGTTAAAGAAATACCAGCAGCAATTATCCTTACCGGTATGCTTACTATCGGGGATCCACTTCACACGACCCACAGACACAATCTTTTGGCAATACTTAATCAAATCCGTCGATTGCCTGGTGTGCATCCAATCGGCATCAAATAGCAGCCATGTAGGTTTTAAAGATATAAAATACTCAATCATAGGATGCAGCAGATCACGTCGCCAGGGAGGATTAGTAATAATCGCATCCGCATCCAATATCTTCATCTCATCTAACTCCAGCGCATCATGCTGAATAATACCAGACCTACGCGGCTCTATATCGCTCGCATAGCAGCACATAACACCAGCTAGCTCCATCAGATCAATAAGCTGCCCATTGCCAGCACACGGCTCGCAAAACAGCTTTATAGACGGCATATCCAAGTGATACAGCAAAGGCTTTACCGCCTCCGGTGGTGTTGGATAGAAATCTCTCGGTATCCGGTCGAACTCACTACGTTTTCCCATGTGGTCCTCATTGTGAATGTCTGTGTCCGGATTGGGTTATATATAGATAAGTTGCGCGCGCCCGATCGGTCGGGGGTAGGGTCGCGGCATATCCAGGCAAAAAGACCGGCATAAGAGCGACCATCCCCCATGCTTTCCAATAAAATAAGCTGGATCGGAGCACTCGGTCACAAATGGGTCACAAACATAGCGAAATGCCCAGGACTCGCGCGTGCGATTGGTCGCAGTTAAAGCATTGCCGAACCGAAATCAACCAGCCTTAACGTCAACATCGCCTTTCTCCCAGGATAACGTAATCGTTCCCGATACACCTGGCGCTGTTACATCTTCCGCCTTATTCCGTATGCCTTTCGGCTGTAGCTGTGTGTGCCTCTTCTGCAATGTATCAACCTTGAGTCGCCTCATTTGCACGTCAGCCATCATTTGTTTCGGATCGTCCGGCATCGGAGCGCCAAGCACTTCATCGATCTCGTCCTGGATGCGTTCACCCTGGATTGCTTTGGCTCTGATATACATCTCATGTGCCTGGTCGTTCTTCTGCACATACCGATACACAGTATCATCACTCGGATATCCTGGCAGCTTTGCGATCTGTCGCATCGAGTTCCCCTCGATCAGCTTACCGCAGATATCCTCCATTAATTTCAAATTCATTAGTCTTGACATTGATCTACCTATTGACTGAACGCAATGCGGTGGAGCGCATCGCGTTCAGCATTATTTCAGAAAGATATGAAATTAAGAGTGGCAAAAACCTTGTACTCTGGCAGAGCAAATCATCAATATAAGCAGTAATATCGCAAGATCTTGCCAATCTTACCTGGAAAGGTACTATATTTCGTGCATTCGTGCAATCACTTTATGACTAATTTTTGCATCAATCTTTCTGGCTGCAATTTAATCCGGTAAGCCATGCGAACAATCGCATCAATATAATCTCGCTTAACGCTCTTAGCTGAGATCCGCTTGTTACTCGCTTTACTGACCTTTTCCCAGGATGGTCCGCGTTCCCTGGGATAACCATTCTTGAGAACAGCTGAATAATTAACCGCCCAAATCAACTTCCGATCCTCGACCTCCGCATAGCAAAGACCGAGATCGAGCGCCAGAAAATACCGGTCGATCTCTCGCGGTGATGCTTTGGGAGCCTTTGGTGTGAATGCTGTGGCATTATATGCGTGCCAGGATTGTTCATACTCAACCCAGCTGGCTAACTTTCTTTTAACAATCGCTGGTGGGAGTCGCCGTTCCGTACATGCAGCCTCTAAAAAAAGATTCTCTAAAAACGTCACATCATACGGAATTTCACTATACAGCATAACGTGTAGCTACATGTAGTAGAAATAAGTAGTATAACGTGTAGCTCCGCGTACCGGTGTAGCTACCGAGGGTAATCGATTTTTTCATTTCGTCAACTCCTTTTTAATTGTCATTCCAATCAGCATCGCAATCTGCGGTACAATAGCATTGCCTAACCCTTTTAATCTGTTGGTTCTTTCTGCCTGTCCGACTTCAACTCTTGGGATGTTAGGCTCGTCCACCCAGGGGGGTATCCCATTAACCAGGTCACCCATTCCGCCGATAACGTGCCCTTGCCAGTGTTCCTCACTTCTGGAGAGTTCCCCAGCATCTTCTGCATCTTTCCCCCCACTCTTTCTGCCGCGTCCTCGTTGGCTGATGGAGTTAGAAACATTTGCACTTCCACTCCCAGAGTTGGAGCTCTGCTCCCACTCCTTATTGATGGCGGTACGCTGGTTCCGTCCTTGTAATCCCTCGCTCGAGGTGTTGGAAACATGTCGTGTTCCTTCAGCATCTTCCCTCTCTGTCTTAGACCCAACGATATTTTGACTTCCTCCTCCAACACTTTCCCCCCCTTGCCATTCGGTCTGCTTCCCCCTGATGTTCTCGGAGTCGGCCACATCCTCTGCATCTTTGGATACGATCTGTGGTTTTCCATCTTGGTCGCTGTCATTATCTCCAGCTCCTCCTGGGTTATTATTCCCTCTATCATTTTCTTGTAAAGGTTCTGATATTGACCCTCGCTCCCATGACCGTAACCCTTCGACGTTGGAGTCGGCCACCATCCGCTCTTCATGCTCGGCGCCATCTGGTTCATCTTTGCTGTTGGCGTGTGCAATAATCCAGAGTCTGTTTCTCTGGTGGGGTAATCCGACGATCGCGCCGCTTGGAAATACAAACGTCCTTGCGGCGTAGTCTTTGGCTTCCAGGTCATGTAATACTTCATCCAAACCAAGGGAAACATGCCCATAAACGTTTTCGAAAACGATGACATCGGGTCGCGTGAATGACACAATTGAAGAGATGTACGGATAGATGTGGCGAGGATCCTTTTTTCCTCTCCTTTTACCGGCTTGCGAAAATGGTTGGCAGGGATATCCAGAGGTGAGGATGTAGGGTCTTGGGATATCTTTGGGAATAAATCGAGTTGGGTCACTTGCTATCTCCTTAACATCATCGGCAATCGGTACACCCGGAAAGTTTTTTCTGAGAATATCACGACACCAAGGTTCAAAATCACAAAGTATATAAGGGTTTTCAGATAAACCAGCCCATCGAAAGCCAAGGCTAAAGCCACCAATACCGGAGCAAAGATCAACGTGAGAAACCATATACTCTCAGCCATAACCTATACCAAAATCCGCCGTTTCTTCTCGCCAGCAAACGACCAAATCTACCGGTGAAATTTTTATCTATTTCTGATTTGCTCATGATACCTCGCTAACCAATCAATGATTTGTGGTTCGGTATAGCAGCTTTCATATACAGCCGGAATCCGGTGGAACTGTGCAATCCTTAACAAACCCCAACCCTGCTCTATTCTGTATTGAAAATACTCTCTCGCTATTTCAAAATTTTCCATTCGCTCCTCCTTTTTCTTTTAATTTGACAAACTTGCTGATAGCAATACGCACATCATCAAGCGATTTGCACACGGCCGTTACACATCCCAATGATGCTAAGTTGTTGAGCGTTTTGTTTTGTTCCGGTGTGACACGGTTACGCCCTACTTTGAGCTCAATAAAAATTGGTTTTGTATCAGGACAAAAGATTTCAAGATCAGGCCAACCGGTACGCATCCCTGCTTTCTTTAACTTTACACGGTGAGCAACATGCGATTTCCCTTCATTTGGCGAATGATGAAACACAGATCCCTCCGGCAATGCCACACGCAGATAATCAGCTACCAGGTTTTGTAACTGCGCCTCTGTCATC